AAAGTCAGGGCCTGATGCAAAGAAAATGTTTACCGACAAGGTTGTACCAATCTCGGTTAACTACCCGTTTTTCTTTAAACCCATACAAGATGGTATGGATAGACCAAAGACTGAACTTGCATATAGAGTACCAGCATCAAAGTTTACAAGAAGGAAACTTGACTCTAATGAGAAGCAAGAAGATATCAAAGGGTTGGATACTACTATTGATTGGAAGAATACAGGTGACAACTCCTATGATGGGGAAAAATTAAAGTTACTCGTACACGATGAATCAGGTAAGTGGGAGAGGCCAAGTAACATACTAAACAACTGGAGGGTTACAAAAACCTGTTTAAGACTAGGTAGTAGGATAATAGGTAAGTGTATGATGGGTTCAACATCAAACGCTTTAGATAAGGGAGGAGAAAACTTTAAAAAGTTATATTATGCGTCAGACGTTACAAACAGAAACAGCAATGGACAGACTAGCTCAGGACTATATTCTTTGTTCATACCTATGGAATGGAATTACGAGGGATACATTGATTCTTATGGACTACCTGTATTCGACACTCCAGAAAAACCAATTGAAGACCCGTATGGAAACTATATTAAACAAGGAGTAGTAGAGTATTGGGATAATGAAGTAGAAGGATTGAAAGGAGACCAGGATGGGTTAAATGAATTTTATAGACAGTTTCCAAGGACTGAGCAGCACGCTTTTAGAGATGAAGCAAAGGAGTCTATATTTAACTTATCTAAGATATACCAACAGATAGACCACAACGAGGGTATGCGGTCAAGTTCACTGGTAACGAGAGGAAACTTTCAATGGGAAAATGGTGTAGTGGATACAAAGGTAATGTTTATGCCCAACCCTAAAGGTAGGTTTTACATAACTTGGATTCCACCTGTTAGCTTGCAAAATAGAATAGTAGTAAAGAATGGTACTAAGTATCCAGGTAACGAACACTTAGGAGCTTTTGGTTGTGACCCTTACGATATATCAGGAACTGTAGACAAGAGAGGTTCTAATGGTTCTGCACACGGTTTAACCAAGTTTAGTATGGAAGACGCACCAAGCAATCACTTCTTTTTAGAGTACATTGCTAGGCCTCAAACTGCTGAGATATTTTTTGAAGATATATTAATGGCTTGTGTTTTTTACGGTATGCCAATACTTGCGGAAAACAACAAACCAAGACTCTTATACCACTTTAAGAATAGAGGATACAGAGGGTTTTCAATGAATAGACCTGACAAGAAGTATACAAAGCTATCTTCTACAGAAAGAGAGATTGGTGGAATACCTAACTCTAGCGAAGATATAAAGCAAGCTCACGCTGCTGCAATAGAAACATACATTGAAGAACTTGTAGGTATATTAGGTGATGATGAAATGGGGGATGTTTACTTTCAAAGAACATTAGAAGATTGGGCAAAGTTTAATATAAATAACAGGACGGCACACGATGCTTCCATAAGCTCAGGGTTAGCCATTATGGCTTGTAACAAAAATCGTTACGCACCAGTAAATAAAGTAGTAAGAAAAAACATAAGTCTAGGGTTTAGAAAGTATGACAACTCTGGGAATTATTCAAAAATAAGAAACTAAATGAATGTAGTTGCAAATCCAAATAGCGTATTTCCTAGTCAGGTTGTTACTAACGCTGAGAAAGATAGTTCAGAGTATGGAAAGCAAGTTGCTCAAGCTATAGAGTCTGAGTGGTTTAATCAAGGAGGTTATGGGAATAGATTCGCTACAAATTTTAATCACTTTCATAGTTTAAGATTATACGCAAGAGGAGAACAGCCAGTTCAAAAATATAAAGACGAACTTGCTATAAACGGAGACTTGTCTTACTTGAATTTAGATTGGAAGCCCGTACCTGTAATTTCAAAGTTTGTAGATATAGTTACAAACGGTATCACAGAAAAAAAATACGAGATTAGTGCATACGCACAAGACCCAGAATCTATAAAGCAAAGAACAAATTACGCTGAATCTATAATGCGTGATATGGTTGTTAAAGAACAATTAACAGCATTAAAAGAAACACTTGGTATAGATGCGTTTAATACTAGCAATCCAGAAGAGTTACCTCAAACAAAAGAAGAGCTTTCTTTGCATATGCAGTTAGATTACAAGCAGTCAATTGAGATAGCAGAAGAGGAAGCAATTAATCAAGTTCTTGCTAAAAACAAGTTTGATGAAATAAGAAAAAGGTTTAACTACGACTTAACTGTTTTAGGTATAGGTGCTGTTAAAACAAACTGGAATAAAGCTAATGGTGTTAAGGTTGAGTACTGCGACCCTGCAAACTTAGTTTACTCATACACTGAAGACCCAAACTTTGAAGACATATACTATATTGGAGAAGTTAAGGCAGTTACGATACCTGAACTTAAAAAACAATTCCCTAACATTCCTGAAGATGAACTCAAAAAGATTGAGGATATGCCAGGAAATAGAGAGTACTTAACTGGATGGAAGGGATATGACGACAATACTGTTCAGGTTTTATACTTTGAGTACAAGACTTACAACAATCAAGTATTTAAAATAAAGACAGGACCAAACGGCCTTGAAAAAGTTATACAAAAGTCAGACGACTTTAATCCACCTGAAAACGATACATTTAAAAAAGTATCAAGGAGTATAGAGGTTCTTTACAGCGGTGCTAAAGTTCTTGGAACAAACACAATGTTAAAGTGGGAGTTGTCCGAGAATATGACAAGACCATACGCAGACACTACTAAGGTAGAAATGAACTATGTGCTATGTGCGCCAAGAATGTATAACGGTAGAATTGAGTCTGTTGTAAGCAAGATTACAGGATTTGCTGATATGATTCAAATTACACACTTGAAGCTACAGCAGGTTATGACTAGGATGGTTCCTGATGGAGTGTTCTTAGACGTAGATGGGTTAGCGGAAGTTGATTTAGGTAATGGAACAAGCTACAATCCTGCGGAAGCACTTAATATGTATTTTCAAACAGGTAGTGTTTTAGGTAGGTCTTTAACGCAAGACGGAGAATTGAATAGAGGTAAAGTTCCAATTCAAGAACTCACTACATCAAGTGGTGGTGCTAAGATACAGTCTTTAATACAGACATATCAGTACTACTTGCAAATGATAAGAGATGTTACAGGATTGAACGAAGCAAGAGATGGTTCTGCTCCATCTAAAGATGCACTCGTAGGGCTTCAAAAAATGGCCGCTAATCAATCCAATGTAGCAACAAGACATATACTTCAGGCAAGTTGTTATTTAACTCTTAGAGCCTGCGAAAACATATCTAGAAGAGTTGCTGATTCTTTAGATTTTGCATTAACAGCTAACTCCCTTCAGAATAGTATTACAAAGTTTAATACAGCTACAATGTTAGAAATGTCTGAGTTAAATCTACACGACTTTGGTATCTTCCTTGAGTTAGAGCCAGACGATGAGGCCAAGGCTCAGTTAGAGCAAAATATACAAGTTGCCTTACAAGGTGGAGGTATAGACTTAGAGGATGCAATAGATATACGACAAATAAAAAATCTTCAGTTAGCAAACGAAATGTTAAAAGACAGAAGAAAGAAAAAGCAAGAAGCAGCAAGACAAGCTCAATTGCAAAATATTCAGGCGCAAGCACAGGCAAATGCAAAAGCTTCGGAAGCTGCTTCGTTAGCAGAAGCACAAAAACAACAGATTATAACTGCCGAAAAAGTAAGTCTTGAAAAAGCTAAGACTGAGTTTGAGATACAAAAACTTCAAGCAGAGGCTCAAGTCAAAAGAGAACTTATGGCTGAAGAGTTTAACTATAATGTTCAGTTGTCTCAAGCTAAGGGTGTTGCTGAATTGCAAAAAGAGCAAGAGATTGAAGATAGAAAAGATAAAAGAATAAGAATGCAAGGAACTCAGCAATCTGAGCTGATTGACCAAAGAAAAAACAACCTATTACCGAAAAATTTTGAAAGTTCAGGTAATGATGTTATGGGGGGAATCGGATTAGACCAATTTGAACCAAGCTAGATAGAATTTTTTAATTTATATTATATTATATTATGTCAGAAGAAGTAAAGCAAGAGGGCGACTTTAAAATAAAAAGTAAGCCTAAAATGAAAAACCTTGGAAAGAAAAACGAAACAACTAAAGTAGATTTGTCTGCTAATAAAAAAGTTGAGGATGAAATTACTAAGGTTAACTTAAAACAAGAGGATGCCAATAAAGAGCAAGAAACAACAGCAGTGGTTGCAGATAAACCAGCCGAAACTGTACAAGAAGTGGTTGCAGAAATACCATCAGGGGAAGACCCCATTCAAGATGAAGGGGTCGTTACTATCCAAGAAATAACAGAAGAGGAGAAAGAAGAAGTGAAAGACATATCAAAAGAAATGTCAGAAGCTGTTAGAGATTCAAACATTACTGGAAAGCCACTACCTGAAAATGTTGAAAAACTGGTTTCTTTTATGGAGGAAACAGGTGGAACTGTAGAGGATTACGTTAGATTAAATGCCGATTACAGTAGTGTAGACAATAATACATTACTAAAAGAATATTATAGAAAAAGTAAACCGCATCTTGATGATGACGAGATTAATTTCCTTTTAGAAGATAACTTTTCGTATGACGAAGATTTAGATGAAGAAAGAGATATACGCAAGAAAAAGCTTGCGTTCAAAGAAGAGGTTCAAGAAGCCAAAAGTTTTTTAGAAGACTTGAAGGGTAAATATTACGATGAGATTAAGTTAAGACCAGGCGTAACCCAAGAGCAACAAAAAGCAATGGAGTTCTTTAACCGATACAACGAGGAGAGTCGCTTAAATAGCCAAAAGCACGACAGGTTTAAAAAAGCTACATCTGAAATGTTCAACAACGACTTCAAAGGTTTTGATTTCGAGGTTGGAGAAAAAAAATTCAGGTATGGCGTTAATAATCCGACCAGTCTTGCTGACAAACAATCTGAGCTTTCTAACATAATCGGGAAGTTCCTGAATGACAAGGGAGAAGTTTCAGACCACAAAGGCTACCACAAGGCGATGTATGCTGCGTCTAACGTAGACAAGATTGCAAGTCACTTTTATGAGCAAGGTAAAGCCGATGCTGTTAAGGAAGTCGTGAATGGTTCTAAGAACCTATCAGACGAGCCAAGACAAACTTCTGGTGATAGCGTGTACATAAATGGACTTAAAGTTAAAGCTATAAGCGGAGTGAACTCTTCAAAACTAAAAATTAAAAAAACAAACTTTAAAAATTAAAAGAAAATGGGACAATTTGGAACTAACGACCCTTTAGGCGTATTTAGCTTAAAGCCAATGCCAACAAAATCAGCTTTAGCTGAAAATTATTTAGATTTTACTAGCGGAGCTGGTAATGACTTTGCTCAACAATACTTACCAGAGCTTTATGAAATGGAAGTGGAGCGATATGGAAACAGAACTCTATCAGGATTTTTAAGAATGGTAGGTGCTGAAATGCCAATGACTTCTGACCAAGTTGTATGGTCTGAGCAAAACAGATTACACATCGGGTACGAAGCTGGTGCTGGGAACCTTACAGTAACATTGAGTGGTAATAACACTGCTGCTGGTTCAACTATTGAATTTGGTGCTGGACACTTAGAAGGTGGAAAACATTCTATAAGAATTGGTAACACTATTGTTGTTGCAGATGCTGCTACTGGATTAATCACCTTGAAGTGTTATGTATCGGCTGTTACTGATACTACTATTACAGTATTGTCTTACACTACTGCTGATTTAAGTACTATTGCAAACGGACAAGTAAACTTATTTGTTTATGGTTCTGAATTTGCAAAAGGACAAACTGGAATGCAAGGTTCTTTAGAAGCTTCATTTACACAGTTTAACAACAAGCCAATTATCATTAAGGATACTTACCAAGTTAGTGGTTCTGATGCTGCACAAATTGGATGGGTTGAAGTTGCTGCTGAAGATGGAACAAACGGATACTTATGGTATTTGAAGTCTGAAGGAGAAACAAGATTACGTTTCCAAGATTACTTAGAAATGGCTGTAGTTGAAGGTGAACTTGCTACTGCTACGTCTGGTGTTGCCACTCAAGAAGGTCTTGCTACTGGAATTGATACTGCTGGTACTGAAGGTCTTTTTGCTGCTATTACAGCAAGAGGTAACGTATACCAAAACTACGCAAGTGGAACTGGAACAGGTGGTGCTGGAACACGAAGTGCTTTAGGTGATTTTGATACAATTCTACAGAATCTTGATAAGCAAGGAGCTATTGAAGAGAATATGTTATTCTTAGACAGAGCTACTTCTTTAGACTTTGATGATATGTTAGCTGCACAAAATTCTTACGGAGCAGGTGGTACATCTTACGGTGTATTTGAAAACTCTGAAGAAATGGCATTGAACTTAGGATTTGACGGTTTCAGAAGAGGTTCTTATGACTTCTACAAGACTGACTGGAAATACTTAAACGATGCTACAACTCGTGGATTAGTTGACAACATTGAAGGTGTATTAGTTCCTGCTGGAACAAGCACAGTGTACGACCAAATGTTAGGTACTAACATCAGACGACCATTCTTGCACGTACGTTACAGAGCTTCTGAAGCTGACGATAGAAGAATGAAGTCTTGGATTACTGGGTCTGTAGGTGGTGCTTACACTTCTGATTTAGATGCAATGACAGTTAACTTCTTATCTGAAAGATGTTTAGTTACTCAAGCTGCTAACAATTTCGTATTGTTCACGGCTGCATAATTGCAAACAATTATTGTAATGTTACCCTCATCTTTTAGGTGGGGGTAACCATTACTCTTATTTATTATTAAATTTTATTATATTATGGCTACAAAAGCAAAAGAAAAAACCACAGCAAAGTGGGAAATTAAAGATAGACGATACTATTTAAAAAACGGAATGTCACCATTGACATTTACATTAGCAAGTAAACATTCACAGAGACATCCTTTAATGTACTTTGATGAGGAATTAGGTTACGAAAGAGAACTTAGATATGCAACAAACCAAGTGTCTCCATTTGTTGATGAACAAAAAGGCCCTGCAACATTGGCTCATATTATGTTTAAAAACGGAGTGTTAATGATTCCAAAATCAAAACAAAGTTTACAAAAGCTTTTATCACTATATCATCCTCAAAGAAATATTTTATATGCAGAGCAAGACCAAGTTGCTGAAGCAGTAAACGAGTTAGAGGATATAGAACTTGAAATTGAAGCTTTAAACTTAGCAATACAATTGGACTTAGACCACGCAGAGGCAATACTAAGAACCGAACTTGGAAGCTCTGTAACTAAAATGACAAGCAAAGAACTCAAGAGAGACTTAATGCTACTCGCTAAAAGCAATCCTGCATTGTTTATAAGTCTTGCACACGATGAGAACGTGGAGCTTAGAAGCTTTGGTATTAGAGCGGCAGAGGCAAACATCATTAAGTTGTCTCCTGACCAAAAAACATTCAAGTGGGCCGCTAACGGCAAAAAACTAATGGAAGTACCATTTGAAGAACATCCATACTCGGCATTAGCTAGTTGGTTTAAGACTGACGAAGGTATGGCGGTATACAAAAGTATAGAGAAAAAATTCTCTTAATATGTAACTATATTTATAGGGGTAGGCTAACTTAATGGTTGGTCTACCTTTGTAAATAAAACAAAAACATTAATATGGCAATAAATATAAATACGGTATACAAAACTGTATTGTTAATACTTAATAAAGAAGAACGAGGGTATGTAACTCCTGACGAGTTTAACAAAATTGCCAATCAAGTTCAACTAGAGATATTTGAACAATATAGTGATGACTTAAATCAACAATTAAGAGTTCCTCAGTCTGACACAGATTATGCTGACAGGGTATCTAATATTGATGAGAGGCTTGCAATATTCAAGACATTCGGTACAGCCACATACGATGCAGCAACGATACCGACCAACCCTTACTTCACTCTACCAACAACCGACATATACGGAGACACGGTGGAGTTTTATCGGCTAGGAACGGTTGTACACAACGATACAACTGAATTGCAGAGACTGCAAAGAATGGATTTCTACAACATTCAAAAATCTCCTTTAACTAAATCCACAGAATCTTTTCCAACCTACTTGTTTGAGAATGAAAAGCTATTTGTAAAGCCTGACAGCATTACAAGCAGTATAGGTGTAAACTTTTTAAGAAAGCCACTAGACCCTAGATGGGGGTACTCTGTTGGTTCTGTTGGACAGTTTGTTTATGACCCAACTGTTTATGGAGCAAACTTAATAAACACAGGGGTTAATACATTAACAAGCAGTATCACTACACCATTAACAGGAGGAATCCCTGGAACTTATAACAATGTTGCTACTACGGGTGAAACTGGAACAGGACTTATAGTAAACGCAACAGTTAGCTCTCCAACCGTTGTTTCAATAGATGTTGCTACGGCAGGAACAGGGTATGTTTCAGGAGGCGTAGTTAGCATTGCAGCAGGGTTATTAGGTGGTACTAGCACACAAGTAGATATTACATTAACCGATACTGATTTTAATGCTAATAGCACATATGGTTCTACACAAATAGAGCTTGATGTATCTGAGCAAACAGATGTAATACTTAGAACATTGTTTTACTTTGGAGTTGTTGTTAAAGACCCACAAATAATACAGGTTGCTGCAAGTCAAGTACAAAGAGATGAAATAAACGAAAAAAGCTAATAAGATATGCCAAATCCAAATGGTGGTTTAATCACCGAAACTAATGCACAATACTACGATGGCGACAATTATGGAGGCTATCAGTACACTTCTTTAAACGATGTTATTAATAATTTTATTGTTGCATACGTTGGAGCAGGTAAATTAATACCAAGTGTTAAAAGAACGGATGTAATATTTCACGCAAAACGTGGAATGCAAGAGTTTAGTTATGATACACTAAAAACTATAAAGTCTCAAGAGCTAACTATATCTCCAAGTCTAACAGCTATAATGCCACAAGATTATGTGAATTATGTAAGACTTTCTTGGATTGATAGCTTAGGTGTAAAAAGAATAATATACCCAAACACAAACCTGACTATAAATCCTGCCGAAGCTTTAGAGCAAGACTCTACAGGTGTACCTATACAGGATAATGATGGGGAAAACATAGACACAGACCCACCACAGACAGTAGAAAGGTGGAGAGATGCTGATACCAAAAAGATAACAGGATTATATGATGCAGATTCGTTAAATGATGGATACGATATAACTGATGAGTATGTTGGGAATATCTACTGGGGTGCTGCGTATGGTCAAAGATACGGTGAAGACCCTACATTAACTCAAAATAATGGATGGTTTGGCGTTGATGATGTAAGAGGGGTGTTTACATTCTCTAGTAATTTAAAGGGTCGTCTAATCGTCATAGAGTACATCTCAGACGGTTTAGCGTAT